ATTGGTTGAAGCTGCAGTTGGAGCAGGATCGCATTCATATGGATTATGGTAATGCAATCCATAATGCAATAGAGTCAATCTATCTTGAGTATGACAATCACTTTGGAGGTGGTTGGCAGGCAGGAGAATTCAAAAAAGTTGTAGAGAGATTCCTGTCTGGATGGAAGCAAAGCAATGTTCCTCAATCGTCTTATGACAAGGTGATGAGCACAAACTTTGGAAAGGAAAAAGAATTTCTGAGCAAAGAAGCTCTCTATGAGTACATGAAAGAAGATGGCATCAAGATGCTGATGTCTTACTGGGACAATAAAGAAAAGCTTCTTGTTGAGCATGGACTTGACTTGGTAGAGTTTGAAATACCAATGAAAGTTCCTATGATAAATCCCAGCAATCCAGCAGAGAGACTTCCCATTCCTCTTTCACTCCGCATAGATGCAGAGACAAGAGATGGTAAAAAGGGAGCAGACTTCAAGACAAGCAAAGGAAAGTATGATGTGGATGAGACTCGTAAAAAGATTCAAGGACAACTGTATTGTTTTGTTAAAGGATATAGAGAATTTGACTACATTGTACTCAGGAAAGATCTGGCAAGAGATGATAGAATAGAAGTTGTAACTCTAAAATATGATGAAGCTGATATGCAAGCTCTTTATCATAGAGTAGAGGCTATTCTTACTAATATAAGTCAAAGAAACTTCTCAGCTCCTTTAATTGGACATGCCTCATGGTGTGAATGCAAAAAATACGAAATGATACTTTCTGTTAGAGGAGTTGAACTTCCAAGATTAGGGACATCTGTATGAACAACACAGGAACTTCTTGGAATAAAGGATTAAAAAATTGGATGAAACCTAATCACAAAAAAGCATTATTGAAGGCGATCCACAATATGACTCCTGAGCATAAAGCCAAATTCATAAATGCACCAAGAAAAAGAATTGGCATTAAACATCCATTATTCAAAGGGAAAAGACAGTTTCTTGGATATATACACATAACAGATGCAATAAAAGGAGGAAAAACTCAAAGAGAGCATAGATTAATAATGGAAAAACATATCGGCAGGAAACTGAAGTCGACTGAGGTAGTTCATCATAAAAATGGAATAAAAACAGACAACAGAAAAAGAAACTTAATGGTTATGGAGAGAGGAGAACACACTAGATTACATAAAACTAAAAATAAATAAAATGCAAAACTCAGAAAACTACATGAAGGCAAATGGTCTACAGGATCGCATATCTTTTAACGACTTGAGCGCACACACTGTTAAGCTCTTGAAAGACAAAGAAGATACCATTCCAGATGGTAAAGGAGGACAAGTAAAGGGTATGAAGTACTTGGTTGAAGAAGATGGTGTTCAGAAAACAATCTTCACAGGTTCAATAGGTTTGGTGTCCAAGCTGGCAAAATGCAAGGAGGGTGATGTCGTTACAATCAAGATGGGTAAAGCCAATAATAAAAGCTTCTATACTGTGACTAAAGATGGAGCGGAAGTTGCAGAAGAGGGTGAAGTAACTCCTGTTGATGATGCAGAGGAGGCTCCTGCGCAGGCAAGCTGGTAATATGGAAGCTGAAAAACTATCGCAAATAATTCAAGAGCTTCGCTATCTAAAGGCAAATTATTTATTAAATGCAGTAGAGAGAGGAGCTATTGCAGTTATTCTAGATTGCATCGAAGACCAAATTATTAAATTAGAAAAAATGAAGACATGAAAGCATTCCCAGCACAATTCAACAGATTCAGCAAGAATGTGATGGGAGACAACATTATCTCACTCAGAGTTGATGCTAGATTCTCCCAAGATATTTCTGAGCTGGTATCAAAGGATATAGGAACTGAGTTTATGGTGCACTTGGTTGAAGTTGATATCACTCTTCCTCCACCAGAGCCAGTAGACCTAAAGAAGAAGTTCTGGAAAAAGATGCATTCTCTCATCAATGATTATGCAGAGATTAGCAATACCAAACCAGAAGACATAAAGACAGACCTGAAGCAATCATTGAAAGCATTGGGTGAGATAAAGGAAAGCACCAAGGAGCTAGACATCAAAGGACTCTCTAATGCTTGTGCAATATTAGAATCATGGATACAAGGCTATGGAAAGTGATATAAAGTCAATGGCTGATATATTCAAGAAGAATCCATATCTTGAACACTTGCAGAAACTCAAAGAGTTCTCTGAAAAGAATGGTCAGAAGATTAATCCAATTCATGAAGTAGTAAACACTTACTATAAACTGATGAATCTGGATGGCAAGCCAAAGAAATTCTACGAAGGTCGTTATTCGTATGGAAGATTAGCAGCACAGGCAAAGAATCTCCTATTAAGTTGCAACCAAGATTTGGAGGATGCACTTTGGTGTCTTGACAAGATGAAGTATCTTGCAGACAAAGGAGGATTCGATTGGACAATCAGCACTTGCTTGAAGCATGAATTAAGATGGGGAATATCAAACAAAAAGACAGAAAAGAAAAAGTAGACGTTGGAGTCAAATCAGCAGTACATTATGATTATGACTTTGGATTGTTCCCAGCTCCTATTAAGATAAAAGTACCAAAGGAGCAGTGGATTGCTTATGTGCAAGCAAGGTTTGAGTTTGAGATGAAGCATAAAGACTTGATGGAATTGTTGAAGAAAAAGATATGAATGAACAAATTAAAATAAATGAAAATGAGAAAAAGGTGCTAGACTATCTTGTTTCAAGAAGTGCAGAGACTGGAGACACTGCTTATGTTTACTTCAGGAGCATTGTAGCAAAAACTGGACTTGAATTGAAACAGGTAAGTCGTGCTTGTCGCTCGCTCAAGAAGAAAGGTCTTGCAGAGTATATGCGTGGTCTGTTCGATGAAGATGGAATGGCAGCAGGTAGTGGCTATGGCAATACAGAAGCAGGAGAGAAACTTATTAGCGACAGTTTTCAGTTACCACAATGATACTCAGCGACACAGAAATAAAAGACGAAATAGGAAAGGGGAATATAGTTGTGTCTGGCTGGGCTGGTGAATTGTATATTGGTCCAAGTTCTCTTGACTTGCATCTTGACAACAAGGCTATCATAATTCCTGCAACACCAGAGTTTGAATCTCCCTATCGTGCATTTAGGATTGGAGAAGACATGTCTCTATTGCACAAAGAGCACAATGGTTGGGACGAGATAAGAATAGATCCAGGAGACTTCATGCTTCTTTCAACAAAAGAGCGTATTAAGTTCCCGAACAACATCTCTGGCTTCGTGCAAGGACGCAGCTCTATAGCTCGTGCTGGACTTCAGATTCATGCTGCAGGCTTCGTGGATCCTGGCTTTGAGGGAACAATAACTCTTGAGGTAACAAATATGACTGATGTTCCTCTCATAGTTCCAAAAGACATAAGAATCTGCCAAATGGTATTCGCACGCTCTTCAGAAGTATCAGAAAATGCATACAACAAGAAGAAAGATTCAAAGTACCAAGGACAATCTGGTCCAGTTATTAGCAAGATAGGAGAAGAGATTGTATGAAGACAAAAGTATTAGTGGTGGGTGCAGGAATTGGAGGTTTGGCTGCAGGAGTTTTTCTAAAGTCAAGAGGAGAAAATGACTTCTTGATTATTGAAAAATCAGCATCTCTTCCTTTGAATCTTAGCAATGGTGTTCACTATCTTCACAGCAACGATCTTGGATTGCCATTTGAATTTCCTTTGAAGAAGATTGAATGCATCGAAGAGATCTGGTATCCAAGACAGGACTTGTTTATGAAGTCAGCAAGCATTCCTCAAGCAATAGAATATGCAATGAAAGTTATGAATACAAGATTGCCATCTTCTATTATGGATCCAGGAAGACGCTCATGGGAAACATACTTACCAGAAAACAATGACATGAATGAGTTGCTGAGAAAGATGTATGAATATATTGGAGAAGAACATTTCCTCTGGAATAAAGATCTATTTGGAATTGGCTCAAATGAACACAAGGCTATATTCAATGATAAGACATCAATTGAATATTTGCATCTTATTAGCACAGCTCCTCTTGACAAGTTTTCTGAAATGCTAGGAATAAATCTTGAACTAAAAAGTGTTCCGATACATATTGTAAATTATGAAACTAAAAACATAGTTCCTCACTGGCTTATAAGTCTATATATTCCAGACAAGAACTTCTTGCCATATAGAATAACTGTGCTCAATAACATAATATCAATGGAATCTGTAACAGAGATGGGTGAAATTGATGAGTACAAGATGAACACTAGACTAAGCAGATTCTTCGATTATGAAATTAAATCAGGAAATAAATATAAATGGCACACAGGAAGAATATTCGGATTGTCATCAGATAAAAGAAATTCAATTATAAAAACATTGGACAATGATAACATTCATTTGCTTGGACGTTTCGGAAAATGGTCAGGAAAAGAATTGATGGACTCAACAATAAGAGATGCTGAAGCCATTGTGAAAAAAATAATAGAATGAAACTAAGCAATAGAGTAATTCATAAAAGACTTGCCAAGTCTAGAGGAAAAGCATCTATGCATAATTGTGTTGACTGCAAAGAAAAAGCTAAAGACTGGTCTTTTGATAGAAAGATCGGAAATTCTCTAAATTTCAAAAGATATAAACCAAGATGCAGATCTTGTCACAGAAAGAAAGATGCAAAAGGAAATGCTAATTCTCTTGGATTTAAACATTCTAAAGAGTTTAAGGAAAAAGCATCGAAAAGAATGAAGAAAAAGAAGTACAAAGATATAATCGCATCATCAAATAAGAGGAGGACAGGTTGGAAACACACAAAAGAATGGTTGAAAGAAAATATTAAAAGAAGAGACAAATTAGGAAGATTTAAGAAAAAATTATGAATAGTGAATTGAAAGATAAGATGCACGAGCTATATCCTCATGCAGAACTTGGATTCATAGATATTCTTATTGAAGCTCTAGAGCTTTCAAACAGGAAGTCAAATGATTATCAGGGAAAGAACTTCGTTCAAGAGTATGATGAGTTCCACACCATTGGAAAGTTCCATGATATAAAGCGTAAGTACGATCGTCTGTATAACAAAGTAGCAAAGAAGACAGAATATCAGGTCGATGAGAGTTTGGAAGACACAGCAATTGACTTGGGGAATTATGCTTTCTTGTTCCTCCTGTATATTAGAAATATGAAGAAAGGAAATTAGTATGGACATAAAATTGGTTACACACACTCCCCAGCCTCGGAAAGCTATTGCAGCAGCCTTCTTAAATATGGGGATAGGGAAAGATGTCAGATCTCTTGATGATATAACAGATGCAGAGGCTGAAGATACTCTGAAAGAGATATTTAGCAGCCATCTCACAGCTCCTTTAGAGTTTGCATCATTCAATTTCTTCTGGGAAGACATTCCGATATTCTTGAGAGCACAGTTGGTGCGCCACAGAGTTGGATGGAGTTATGCAGAAAGAAGTCTACGTTTCTTTGATGCAAATCTAAGAAATCCTGTTGATGATTATGATTGGAGTGCAATGCCTAGTCTTGAAGGACAGAAGTTCACTCATCCATTCACAGGAGATGAAGTACCAATGGCTGAATTGATGGAGCAAGAGATGAAGCGACAAATGATTATCTACTCAGAAATGATTAAACAGAAGATTGACCAGCAAGACGCAAGGAATGTTATTGGAGTGTGGTATCCTACTGCGATGCAGACTGCTGTTACTTTCCGTGCATTGCGTGAAACAATGGCTGACCGCCTTTCTTCACAGGCTCATCCTCTTTGGCAGAAAGCTGCAAAACAAATAAAAGCTCTTGTTACTGAAGTTGACCCAATTCTAGGAGCATCAATGATTGACAGATGTGAAATGTCTGGACGCTGTGTTTGGCTATCAAGATTTGACAGAGGTTGTCCTGACTGTGTAGCAAGAGGATGGCGCAAAGAGCATGTTCACAAATGGACAAGAGATACCAGTTTCGGAAAGAACAGCCAGTGCGATTGTGGTGAAATAAATAAAAAATTACTGAGTTCACCAAATGGAGCTTAAAACTTGTAGGACTCCAGCTGCAAGATAAAGCATTAATAAAATAAATCACAAATATGGCGACAACATACAAAAAAGGTCAGAAAGTGAAAGGTTCAACAGGTTCACGCACTATATTAAAGGTTACTCCTACACGTATATTCTGGAAGAATGGTGAAGCATCAGGAAATTGTTCTCACACTTCTTTCGGTCGTTGGATTGCAGGTCGCTAGTTATAAAACCAAGATTCTCTCTGGAGGAGGATCTGGTAAAAAGAGGTATAATAAACTATATGAACACAATTGAGGATGCAAAGTGCTTAATAAGAATGTGGTGCTATATAGTTGGTCATGATTGGCTCTATATGGAGTCAATATATGAGAAAGAGTTCAATGGAAGGATTTGCGACAGATGCGATCTTCATGAAGGAACATACAACTAAAAAGAATAAATGTTTTTACTGCAGAAAATCTTGTGAAGGATGGATTTGCAAGAAATGTGATAAAGACAGAAACAATGGAAAGTTAGATACAAAGAGTTCATCAACATTAGTAATATATAATACAATATGAAAAAAGAAAAATCTAATAATCCAAAGAATCAAAGAGAGTTGATAAATATATTAAGTAAGTACTGCGACAGGATCCGATATAGTGGAAATCACTATATCTGTTATCCAATAGGATCGAACAAAACAATAACAGTAAGTTCGTCTTCAGGAGACTGGAATAAAGCAAGCATGGTGTTTCGAGACTTCAGACGAATTGGAATATATATAAAAGAATTAGAATCATGAAACCTGATAACTTTGTTCATTTGCATGTGCATGACCACTATTCATTTCAAGATGGATATGGAACTCCTGCAATGTACATACAAAGAGCTGTTGAACTTGGACAGCCAGGACTTGCTACGACAAATCATGGTAATGTGAGTAGCCATTTTAAGCATTATAAAGGATGTAACAAAGCTGGTATTCAGCCAATTTTAGGCTGTGAAATGTACATAGTGAAGGACAAGAATGATATTAGAGAAAGAGACTACAATCACATGATTGTTCTAGTAAAGAACAACAAAGGCTACAAGAACTTGATGAAGCTGGTTACAAGAGCATGGACAGAACAATTTTATTATAAGCCAAGAATCACATACCAAGATCTTTTTGACCATCAGGAAGGATTGATTGTTCTCTCTGGCTGCTTGTCATCTCCATTCATGGACAAGATAAAGAAAGGAAGAGAGAAAGAAGCAACAGAAGAGTTCTTGATGTTTCATGAGAAACTTGACGACTTCTATTTTGAAATGCAGCCTATCATGTTTGAGGAAGGACTTCCTGTTTATCAAAAGGCTATTGAGATATATGAAAAGACTCTTAAGAAGAAGGGAGTCAAGATGGTTGCAACAAATGATTGCCACTATGTAAAGAAAGAGCAAGCCAAAGTACAGGAAGTTCTTCTTTGTATTCAATCAAACGATGAAATGAGCAATCCAAGCCATTGGCACTTTGACCAAGAAGACTTTCACTTGAAGAGTAGAAAAGAAATGGAGGAGTCTCTTAACGAGTGCCATCCTGACTATGACTTCACAGAGGCTCTTGATAATACTGTGAAGATTTCAGAGAGCATTGACTTCAAGTTCCCAACAGCAAAGCCAATCAGCTTCCCAATGGAAGAGTCAATGAAGAGCGATTTTCTCTTTCATAAATGCATGGAAGGACTTGCTCGTATGGGAAAGAATGAAGATCCAGTTTATATTGAAAGACTTGCATATGAGCTTGACCTAATAAATAAAAAAGGATTCATTGACTACTTCTTAGTTATTCATGACTTGATAAACTGGAGCAAAGACAATGGCATTCTGGTTGGTCCTGGTCGTGGTTCTGCTGCAGGAAGTTTGGCTTGCTGTGCTTTAAGAATAACAGAAGTCGATCCTATTGTCTATGGACTCATCTTTGAACGCTTTATAGACATCAATCGTGCAGACCTACCAGACATTGACATTGACTTCGAAGATGCAAGACGCCATGAAGTGAAGACATACTTGCAAATGAAGTATGGTTATGACAAGGTTGGAACACTTCCTACATTTGCAGAGTTCAAAGGAAAGTCTGCTCTCATGGACATTGGAAGAGTATTCAAGATTCCATTTGTTGTGATTGATGAGATTAAAGGTCTGGTTCTTGAACGCTCTGGAGGAGACTCTCGTGCAGGATTCACATTGGCTGATACATTTACCAATGAAACATTTACAAAACCAGCAGAGGCTCTCAAGCTCTATCCAGAGTTAAAGTACGCAATAGACCTTGAAGGACAGTATCGTCAAATGGGACAGCATGCTGCAGGTGTGGTAATCAGTAACGAGCCAATCACAAACTTCTGTGCTCTCTACAAAGTGAAGGATGAATTTGTCCTTAGTATGGACTACAAGGATGTGACAGATATTGGTCTATTGAAGATTGATGTGTTAGGACTCTCAACTCTTTCTGTTGTCTCAAAGACAATGAGATACATCAAAGAACGCCATAATAAAATAATAGATCCTTACACTCTTCCTCTTGATGATAAGAAGACATATAAAGGATTCAGAGAAGAGAAACTCTTCGGAGTGTTCCAGTTTGATGGTCAGGCTGTGAATCAGGTAAGCAGACAAATAAAACCAAAAGACTTTGAAGACTTGTCTGCAGTTTCAGCATTGGCAAGACCAGGACCATTGAACTCTGGAAACACAACAGAGTACATCATGCGCAGATCTGGTAAACAAAAAGTAACATATGTCCATAAGATTATGGAAGGAATTACTGGAGGAACATATGGAGTGGTTATTTACCAAGAGCAGGTTATGCGCATCATGCGTGAGATTGGAGACATGAGCTGGGAAGATACTTCAGCAATCCGTAAGAACATGTCCAGATCCTTGGGAGTTGAGGCTTTCAACAGCTTTAGAGCCAAGTTTATGCCAGGAGCCTTGGGACACGGACTGTCTGAAGAAGTGGCAAGCAAGATCTGGGATGAGATGTGCTCCTATGGTTCGTGGGCTTTCAATAAATGTATAACAGGAGATACTTTAATTGAAAATTGCAATCCTAATCAATTTGTTGGAAAACAAATAACCATAGAAAATCTTTTCAAAAACAAAGGTTATGCATCTCCAAAATGGAAGTTACAACCAAATGCATACAAGAAAATGAATACATTGGGAATGGATTTGGATGGACAGATAAGACCATCAAGAATAAAAGATGTATTCTTCAAAGGAGTTCATCAAGTGTTTGAAATAACAACAGAGTCTGGAAAGAAGATTAAAGCTACTTCTAATCATAGATTCTTGTCTAATAATAGATTCAAAAAACTTCACAAGTTCTCTGAAGGTGATTTTATTGCAGTCAATGGAGGCTATCAGGAAACTAAATATATTTCAAAAGGAGCTCTTGGAAAAGGGTGGAGAAAAGGAAGAGTTGGAGGAGCAGGAGATTCTACAGATGGCTCAACCTATGAAGTTAAGAGATTCAAAGAATTAAACATTGGAAAGAATTGTGAACATTGTGATGCTCTTTTTGATAGAATGGAAGTGCACCATGTTACTAGGAATGCTCCAAATTCAATACTTGAATGGCTTTGTGTTAGTTGCCACAAAATGGCAGAATATAAAATAGGAAGAACAAAAGTGTGGCAAAAGGGATTTCCTATTCTATTTGAAAAAATTGTAAGTATAAAGAAACTTAAAAAAGAGAAAGTGTATGACATAGAAATGGAGGACAAGTCTAGACCTTCATTTATTGCAAATGGTATTGTTAGCCACAACAGTCATTCCATCAGTTATGGATTCATCAGTTATTGGACAATGTGGTTAAAAGTTCACTACCCAATTGAGTTCTATGCATCAATCTTAGCCATCACAGAAATGGAAGACAAGAGAAAGAAAATAATTAAAGAGTACAAGCGTGAGGGATTCAAAGTTCTTCCAGTAGACATCAACAGAAGCAAGCAAGAGTTTACTATTGATGATGAAGGACTACGCATAGGCTTCAAAGACGTCAAAGGCATTGGCGATGGAGCAGCTGATAAGCTGGTCAGACATCAGCCATATAAGAATTATCAGGACACAATTCATCTACCGAAAGGACACACAGTTTCTGAGAAAGTAAGACAATTATTGATTGACTTGGGAGCATTTGACTCTATTGAGAAAGCCTCTTGTGTTGAGGATCTGTTTGGAACAAGTTCTCCACCATATTCAAAAGGTATAATATCATTTGAAGACAGATTCAATCTGTGTCCTTGGGATATTGACTTTGAGATAACAAAGAAATGGCTGCCATATATACTGGCTAATCATCCTCATCCATTCAAAGATCTTCCAACTGCAATAGAGAAGTTGAATGATATGAAGACAGGATTCAATGAGCCTGATGTTGTTCTCTATGGAATTGTATATGACAAGAACATGAGAGATGCAAGAGAAGTCAGTGCAACAAAAGGAAAGTCTATTGACATGAAGAAGTACAACATCATTCATATCATGAAACCAAAAGCAGGAGTATCACCATATATGACATTTGACCAGTTCACAAAATACAAACCAAGGAGTGGTAGGAATGACTGGCAGTTGAATGTTGACTATGAAATAATACAGCAGTACAGATTCGCAAACTTTGTCATTGAGGATGATTCCGACTTCTTAACTTGCAGATTGAGTCATCTCAAGTATCCAGAGTATGCAAACCTAATCTTTGAGCAGAGTAAGACAGGTGATGTTATCATGCTTCGTGGGAAAATGGGAAGTGGAATCAGGATGTTTTTTGTGAACAAAGTCATGAACTTAAGAATTTATCAGGAAGAACAAGAAAAAAAGAATGGGAACAAACAGCTTTCCGAAGGAACTAAGATATCTGTTTGAGGATAGCTGGAGATGCTTCCTGTGTGGAATGAACACAGCCAGTGCTCAGCATCATATAGTTGGAAGAGGAATAAAAGGACATGATGAAGAGAGTTCAATTCTTAACTGTGCATGGTTGTGCAATTATAAGTGTCATATTCAGATACATGGAAAGTTAAGAACTGAACCATATGTCAGAAAAATGCTTGCAATCAACAGAGAATTCCTAGATTCTGTTCAGTATGAGTTGACAGAATTAGACAGACAATTTATTGAAAAGTATAAAAAATATTATGATTGAGAATAAGAAATTCCATTTGCATCAGTTGCTTGCAAATAAAACATTCAAAGAAGGAAATCTCTGGGTTGAAAAGAAAGAAAAAACACCAATTATTCTCTGCAAATGTGGAGTAAGATATATAAAAACAAGAGAAGAACAAAAAGGTTGTTTGCTTTACTGTTGGCCAAAGCCTCATTGATTGAAAGAAATAACCCTAATGAAAGGGTTATTAAGTTTGTCTAGTGCAGGGAGAGCACTAGAGAGAGCGCGTATCGCTGTGAGTCGTGTTTGCGACCATGCGCTTACGAGTCAGGAAAAGGAAGCTCGTACTGGTCGTCAGGTGGCACACCACTCTTATATGCTTCTAAGCACTTCAGAGTACAGAAGGCATTGCCATGATACTTCTGACGCGTCAGACCAAAAGGTCGTTTGCATCTGAAACACTGGTTCGTGTTAGCCATGTTCAACTTCCTCTGCTATTTGTCGCAACATCATGCGATGGTATTTGAGTTGGCCTTCTGATAGGCAGTAACGCCCACAGTAGTGTTCACGGATGAAGAGCGTAATTATCTTAGGTTCTTCTGCATCGCACTCGGCACACCTATAGAAGATGGGGATTTTCATGTTCCCTCTCCTGCCTCTTGTACCAGAAAGTTCTGGTTGGATTGCGGTTCCACTTTGTCGGCTCACGGATGTAGTAACCCGTGGCATAACATTGCAGTCCCTGTGAGGGACAACGTCCACAGCAGAACGTATCCGCTGCGGGGTCGTAGTTCGCTCCCAAGTCCTCGGGAGTGTAGACACAGTTGTTGCACAACTTGACGCGCATCACGCTCCTCCTTGTGGTGGATAGAAACAGGTCATTTGACCCAGATAAACAAACAGCGTAGGCTGGTTGTCTGGAGCAGATTCACTCCAATGGATGATGACATCAGGGATGTTCTTAACTACTCCCTCATCATTCCATTGCCATCCATGCTCGCTGGTTGGGAAGATGATGTCCTTTACAGGAATCACTTCCGCATGGTTGCAGCAGAGTGTCCATGGTGAGGTGAATGTTGGTCGTGCTTCTGGATTGGTCTTTGCATTCTTGTACCATTCCTGCATCTGCGGAGTAGCTCCTGGCATATCATGGCCATGAACTCTTGTCGCAATAACGATGCTAGAAATACCAGCACCAGCAAGAAAGATTCCGAGCCAACAAAGCATGTTGACGATTCTTTCCTTCATTGACTCCTCCTTTGTAAAGAACAAACAGTTTTACATCTTGTCTGGGATGTCTATTGTCCAAATTGTTTATTGAGTTGAGCACGAGTCAATGGACCACAGCGACCATATCCAGCTCCACCAGCAGCAACCACTCCATATTTCAATTGATACTTCTGAACAGACTGCTTTGTTATATTTCCATAGTACATGGTCGGAGAAATATTTGCAGGAAAGCAACCATCAATTTGCAATGCAGTCTGAAGAAGTTGAACTTCTGGACCTGTCATTCCAAGTTGCAAGTCTGTGTTGAAGATGTGATGAAGAGAAGTTGGAGGAGCAATTGGATTGAATACATAGGTACGAGCTTCAAAGAAAGCTCTGGTGTTTCCATACTGGTCATTGGTTAGGGCTGTACCAAAGTAGTCTTCTCCATACCATTGCCAGCCATTTTCGCCCACACTAATTCCCCATGAATTTGGAAAACCAACGAATTTCTTGCCATTAATGAGCTTTGCCTTACCTAAGGTTGTCCAATGATACCAATGGTTTTCACCATCTACAGGAGGCTTAGGAAATGGAGATAACCATGTTCCATTGTTGCTTCCAATAACACCAATGCGAACTCCTTTGTTATCACGAATGGCCTGTGCAACTGAATCTATGTCAAGATTGACGAGTGCATAACTAAGAGCACGATCTCTTTTAGCTGCAACAGTAGCAGCATCAGTTATGTCTGCAATCTGTTCCATAAAGGACTCTGAAGGAGGATTGCCATTCTCATAAGAAGAAGTCAATGATTCTTCTCCCCATCCTACATTTACAGATCTATCGGCAAGAGCACGACCAGCAGAGCCACCACCAGGAACAGCAACAGGAGCGTATGTGAATTTGGCTGATTTTTCATTGTATACTTTATCGAAGAATGCAGAAAGCTGTGCACCATAGTATCCTTCAGCTTGGCCACCACAAGATCCTGATGCACCTTGATTTTTAATTATTACTTTGAATCCAGGAAGATTCAATTGAGTTGCAATGTCTTCCTCGATATCATAACCTGCATTCCAATCAAATGGAGCAGAGCCATAACCAACCTCTTTATAGAGATGGTCTCTGCTATCATAAGGACTCTTTTGAGCTCCTGATGGGTCAACTCCTAATATATCTTTGGGATCCATAATTAGTTAGAAGGACCAATCGCTAAGAAACTTCCTGCATTCGTTGAGAAGAAGTCTTTACCGATTGAAACTACAGCAGCTATAGTCGCAAGATTCACCATGTTATGGCCAATAAGGAGCCAATTAGCTGTAAACACATCAAAGCCTGCAGTGGTAACTATACCATATAGAGCCACAAATACTGCTGTTACAACTGCTGTGAGAATTGCATCTCCTATGCTTGTCCAGTCTAATTTGAAAATGCCATTGTTCATTGTATTATTCATTATTTTTATAACTTTACTAAACCACAAATCCAAGGTATAATTTCTAAGTGAACTTACTAATAAATTGCATACTTTGGTTTGCATTTTTGATACTCTTCATCGTATATTTGAAGACAGTTATTTTGTTTTTTATTTCATATTTATTTATTTTATTACTGACAATCATATTTGTTATGTTAGAGAAGTTGTCATGTTTAATTTACCTGGAGTAGACACTCCAAGAGTACGACTCATTCCTTGTCCTGATGTCTGTGGGGTAAGAGTTTTTATTGCATTTGCAGTCTGTCCAGCATTGGCCATTGACAATGGAGGAGTTGAAGGAGCTGCCATTGATTGAGACTGCTGAGCAGGAGGGAATGATAAAGTATTTGTTACAGGAAGAGTTGCAGGAGCTCCTTGTGGAGGAGTGTAACTATTGCTCCTTGTGAGCTGCTGCATCAAGAATATCTTGAAAAGAGTCTTGGCTGCAGGCTCTGCTGCAGTAGCAGAGACTCCAAGATTCTTAAGAGCTGTTGTGAAGCTTCCTATGATTGGAATTGAAGTAGTTTTGTTCATTGCAGCATCAATGTATCTTATGAGAGGATTCAGAGAGTATGGCTTTCCTTCAGAAAGAGCCATGGCATATGCTTCAGGATCTGGACTCAAAGCAGACAAAGATCCACGAACCAAATAGTTCATGAATTGTTTTGGATAGCCAAAGATGCTTGAGCCTTCACTTGACAATTTATTTCCTTGGCTTATAGCTTGTGACAAAAGACCTTTAGTTGATTCATCTCCAAACAGATTGGTAGCCCAGCTTGAAAGTATTGAGTGCTGAACAAGTGAAGTAGCATCTCCTTCTCTGAATGGAGCAGTAGCAGCATCAAGCTGATTGAGGATTGGAACAACAGAGTTTGACTTGTCTCCTGAAAGAACACGACGCATCATAAGAGCAGAGTTTTGTCCATCCTTTCCTGCTTGAGCAGACAATTGGTCTCTCAAGTTCATGAGAGCTGAATAATCATCTGTTACTTTTGCAATCTCAGGAGAAACATCAGAAATGCTTTGTGCAACTTGTCCATAGGCATACTTCATAACTCCCTGAACAGGAGAGTTTGCAGATCCAAACTGTGGATCGCTCCACTTTCCAACTTCTGTTGAAAGGTTTGTTTTTACATCCATTGCAGTCTGTAGAGTTGGAGTGTCCTTCAATTTTGCAAGCTGGTCAGAAAGGTATTGCAATTGTTTTTGTTCAGTAGAAGACAAGTCTACATTCCTGCCAGGAAGAGGAACAATGTCTCCTTCTACTCCTGTCCCTGCAGTAGAGGCTCCTTCTGCATAATTGCTTATACTCAGAGCAGAGTTTTCTCCTGTTGCATATGCTGAGAATTGATGTCTTGTGAGATTCTGCATCACCTCATTTATATTGTCAGTCATAGTATGAACAGCATCAGAACCAGTTACTGGAGATCCTTCAACATTCAAAACAATTGGAGCATCTCCTGCTGCATCTCTAGCTGCACCAAGAGCTTTTCCAGCTGCAGGAATAACCTTGTCAGTAAGTAGGGCAGCTCTTTTATCAAACTCGTCCTCTGCAAGACCAACAGCATTAGGCTGTCCCAAAGAGGCCATTGTGTCTCCATGGTTAGCACTAGCATCAATGTATTGTGAAAGTAGTTCTGGATCTGTATGGTCGATAGCATCAGCCACAGCTCCTTCAACACCAGTCCTTGCAGCTTCCGTCTTGCCCATGTATGAGAGGAACTTTCCTCCAAAGCCAAGAGCAGTTCCGAATATAGTGCCATAAATAGTGTCCTTTGCAAGCTGTCCAGGATCTGTATTGCCATTAGCAACAGACTGTGAAAGTCCTGAAGCTCCACCAAGCAAAGCCATCTGAGGAACAGTTGAAGCTCCACCAGAAGCAACAAGAGTTGCAATCTGACCTGCTTGACCTGCTTTCTGAAGGAATCCTGCAGGAGTAGCAGGAGCAACAGGAACACCTTGTCCATTTGGTCCTGGGAATGCATTGTTTGCATATGGATCTTTCTGTCCCATTGCCTTAGCAAGAAGTTGGACAGGAGCAGCTGCAACAGAAATAAATGGCTGCTCTATATTGTTTGCAATCTTTCCAAGACCAGTTCCAATATCACTAAGACTTGGAAAGCCAGAAGAAGCAGGCTGGATATTCATCTTTGCTGCTACTTCATTTATATCAGCAGGAGTTGGAGTTCCCTGGAAGACCACACTTTTTCCATTTTCGAATGTAACAGTAGCCATTGTAATTATTGCGTGATGTTGTATTTGATTCCACTTGAAGTTACTCCTGCTCCTGTCGTGTTAGGCTTGAATGTGTTGTAGATGCTACCAGGACCTGTGAATGCAGAACCAGCAGCAGACAAACTTTGAGTAACACCAGCTCCAAACAATGTGAAAGGATTGCCAGAGTTGAGTGCGCTGTTTTGCTGAGATTGTGCATCAGCTTTTAGTTTTGATGCTTGTGGATTCCATCCTTGAGATTGTGCCTGTGCTTCTATGCTTGCTATTATTGCCCCACCAGCACCTCCTGGGAAGTTATCATATTTTGCATGAAGAGTCTGGTCAGTAACAGATCCATTGACAAGTCCATCAATGTCTGGTTTGAATTGAACTGTATTGCCCGACATAAACTTGTTGATGATTGAAGTCTGTTGAGCCTGTACAGAAGCAAGACCAGCTTGTGAACCCTGAAGATTAATACCAGAGACAATAGCAGATTGACCAAGCTTGTATTGAGCAGATCCAGTAATCTTTTGTTCTGCTTGAGCAAGAGTGTCTTGAGGAGTGATGCCAGCATTCGGATATTGACCAGAAAGAGTAATGACTTGCTGCTGCTCTGGAGTCTGGAAACTTGCTTGTGCACGAGCCTCCTGTTGAGTCTGGAAGTAGTTGCTCAGGAAATTCTGTCTTGCAGTAATCATATTTGTATTTTCCTGTGCAATCAAATTTGCATTGGTTGATGCAAGAGAAGCTTGATTATTTGCAAGAGCATCATTCATCTGCTGAGTAAGTTGACGAACAATATTGTTTGATTGGTTTTGAATCACTGACATAGCTCCTGGATTCATTACACCTCCACGCTGTGAATCTTGCTGGTTCTCAGTGCTTATTGCAGCATTATAGTTCTGGTTGGAAATGTTTGCTTTGCCAGTATCAGTAAGAACTTTTGCATTTGCTTGTGAAGCTGCAGTGTCTGCAGCCACAGCAGAATTGTATGAGTCAATAATGGTCTGAGGCTGACCACTATTGTTAAAAGAATTATTTAGATATGCATTCAAAGCATCTCCAGACAGAGCAGTTGGTCCTGTTAGAGTAGGAGTTGGAGAAGTTTGTGTTGGATTGCTTGATGTTAGAGAAGGAGTATTTCCAGTTGAAGTTCCTCCAACACTGCTCAATACACCATTGGTGTATGTATATCCAGGAGTTCCTGCTCCTGCTGCAACATTTTGATTCAAATCTCCTAATGCCATATTATTTTAGTCGTTTGATTGACCATTATTATTCCAATATATTTGACGACCTCCTGAATTTCCTCCTCCTTGATAATTGATGTCTGGAACTATTTGTGCAGTATTATATCTCCTCTGGCTTGGATAGCGTTCTTTCAGAGGCTTGACAATTTCTGCTATCTTGCTCTTTGCAATCATCATGTCTGTAGTTTCTCCTGTTATCCAGAATAAGATTTCAAGAACAGAATTGATGAAAGGCTCTGAAGCCATGTCCCAACGACCAGACCAAAGAGGAGTGTCTGTAGTTGCAGCAGCACTTGCAAAGATTTGAGCCTGTGCTCCTGCAAGAGTTGTGACCATGTTGGTGCTGTAGTAAGTCAATACAACAGGAACATTCTCTGAAACGAAGAAGTTCTGCACACGAACAAGTCCAAGATTGTTTGAGCCAGTTGTGGAAACAGTCAATTGCAAATACTTAATTGATGATATAATTGGAGTGCCAACAGTCGTGGGAACAGAGCTCCAAGGAATCTTAATGCGGATCCATCCTGTTGTAAATGCATTGCTGAGATAGTCTGTGGTAACAGTTGCTGTAAAGTAGTTGCTTGAGTCTGTTCCCCATTTCAGAGTCAATGATGAGAGATTTGTTACAGAAGAGAAGTCAATATCAAAATAGATATTGCTTCTGTTATTGTAAGTAGTCATGTCAACAGGCTTGAATGTAGTGTATGTATTGCCATCATTAGTCAGAGTTCCTGAAGTTCCATTGTAAAGGAATGATACTGATGCTCCCAATGAGAATCCTTCATAGCTATCAGTGCCAACAGTTCCAATTGCAGATGCACCAACCCATGTTCCATTCTGGTTATATGCAGTCGCAGTATTGAGAGCTGCATTATTACCATCAACAGATTTCATTCTTAGTGTCTGTACACCTGCAACAACCTGAACTGCAAAGCGACGAGACCAAAGGAATGCAGAGTCAAAGCGCAAAGGAGATACCATGGTGAACTCAGTAATGCGCTGTCCTGGTTTGTAGAACTTCAGAGTAAGAGCATATTTGAAGTCTGTGACAATAGAATCAAGAGCATAAGTATCAACACCAGGATTGTAATTGAAGTTGACTTGTTTGATTGTCCAAGGCCAATCATGGATCTCATTCCATATCTCAAGAGTGCTGTTGATTGCTCTGAAACCAACAGTCGTCATGTCTATTGAATTGGCAGACACATCCCTGCGCCTATCATTTATTACGGTATTCAGAGCTGATAGATTGGTTGACATTTTAGTTAATTATACTGTGTTTTACCATATAAGAATGAATCTTACATCAGTTTTTCTATAGACGTGTAGTCAATCTCAAGTATTCTGGGAAGCCAGTCTGTGGCATCTGCTGTAGTTGTGCCAGTAGCCCACTGAATCTGTGCCTGGATGCCAAATACAGCATTGCGAGCACCTTGGTTTATAGGACAATACTTGAATCCTTTTCCGACATCTAACTGTGTAATTGAGTATGTTGCAGGATTGCTGGTTGCTTGGTTGAGATAAATATTTAGAGTTCCTTGAACTGTCGCAGCATTGCTTACAGTTCCAACATTGTGATACACTCTTGCATAATTCACCTTTACGAGTCCTGGAAAGTATTTCACCATAGTATATACATTTCCTATCAAAGGTGTTGCTCCAACTCCATTTGGATACCAGATCCTATTGGTTACTGCAGGAGAGCCTTGAGATATTATGGAGAACATTAATGCTGTTCTTGTTTTTGTCTTGCTGTTAAGATCGTCAACAAACAATATAGAACCAGTATCATATGAACCTGTTATTACTGATGATGTATCACCAATGCAATATAATGAATCAGATTCTCCTATGACAATTGGTCCATGTGCATAAAGTCTTGCATCCTGTCCTAACCAATAAACAAGATTTCCTGCGACAGTAAATGAGTCTCTATAAGTAGGCCATGCAGTAAACAGAGCTTCATCAACAATTGCAAATATGTTTCCATCATATTGCCTAATTTGCACAGTGTCTTTTGATGTGAGAACAAGAACTCTTAATTCTCCATTTTGAGTAACATATATTTTCCTTATTGCTTTAACTCCAACAAGAGGAATGTAGTCAGTCATGTTCACAACAGTCTGAAGTCTGTCCCAAACATACACACCACACTTATTTCCACTGAATGAAGCAGATGCTATTATAGCTGAAGCAACTGGAGGATTCTCTTCTCTTGCAATCCAAAGAGCTCCTTTGTAGTCAATCGCATCAACAAAAGAGTATCCAGAAACATCAACTAGAACATTTTGAGTTGCAGTTCCATTTGCTCCTCCTGTAGCAGCAGTGCCATCAATCTTGTGCATTGCATTTCCGTCTCCTATGTACATAAATCCATTGTCAGCTACAACCATAAAGTGTGCATTGGTTTTACCAAGATAAAATCCACCTGCACAGGTTGATTGAAGCCATGTTTGACTTCCTCCACTATCAGGAGATACTATATTTCCTATATTTCCTCCTGCTGCAGTTTCCTGATAAGAATAGAATATATTTCTAACTCCATTTATCTGATATATTTCAAAATCAGTTATTCTTACATTTGTTCCTGGAAGAGCACCTCCAAATACAAAAGGCTCTCTTATTGGAGTGTATGTTCCTCCTGTCGTTTCTCTCCAAATAAAATTTCCATTCTCTCCAAACCATGCATGACCAGCAGAATCAAATACAGTTGCACTCCATTCATTTGCAAAAGAAGGCTGGTCTGCATTAAAACTTCCAGCAACAGTTGTAAAGGAGTTTGGAGCAGGAGCCATATATCCATAGCGTCTAGTTGGATTGTATACTCCAGCTGCAAGCTCTGTTGCAGTAGACATGCCTATAGTAGCTGTCTTTTGGTCTGAATCTCCTATGTAGCGATATTGAGGATATTGTGAAAGAGTGTCTCCTTCATCTCCATACCAGCGTGGTCCAAGTCCACCACGACCAGAAAGGTCAATATACATCTTCTGAGAAGAATTAGCTGATTGATTCTGTTTGTTGTCATCTGTCATGTTAGTATCCTTTCACGAAGCTAATAACATAGAACTTTCCATCAGTATCACTATAAACAGCCTCCATAAAATCTCTTTTACTGGCAGTTGTTGTCAAAGTAACAGTAAATGCTCCGACATCGAATGCAGAATTTAGAGTTATTGTCCTGCTTCCTGTTCCGTCCTGAATGAACTCATAAAGGATCCTCTGTCCTCCTTTCATTCCAGTTGGCTTTCCAAGAGTTCTATTTCCTGCAAGAGTTACATAAAAATGTCTTCCAAGAGTTGCATCAGTAGCAATAGTTGCTTGGTCAAGAAGAACAACTCTTGTATAATCAGAATTCAGTTTACTTGTCTGGTCTTGTCCGCTGTGCTTGTGAATTGAAAGAATCATAGAGGTATTATTCAAAGAACCTCTGAGAGAAGTTATATCACTAGATATTTTATTTATTTGTGTTTGAATTGGATCCATATTATTTTTTGAAGTATATTAGAATCTCAAACACAGCATAAACAATACCTGCAATCAGAGAAAGTGCTACAAGTAATGCCATGCTCCATTTACCAAGAGAAGATACAGTTGAATAAGTTTCTGAAATTGGTTTTAACTTTTCATCTATGCTTTTTAGAAGTTTATAAAAGTCTTCCATTGATTCATGTGTTTTTGCAGCAAATTCTTTATCATCTTCAAAGTGCTGCATCATTGCAGATTGTAGAATTTCAATAGGAGTGCCATGGATTCCAGGAGAATTTATTCCTATCAATTTTACCTTTTCTATTGGAGAGAGATTTTCCATATTTTACATGAATGTCAAGAAGTTTGGCTTGACACCTGCTGAAATAGTGGGAGTCCATGTGCCACTTGCTGTGAATGTCCAAATGTCATTTCCTCCACCAGTCGTTTTTGTTCCTCCTGTTGCTGAAGTAATTGTTCCTGTTGGTGCAGAAATAATTACGATACCTGAACCTCCTGAATAACCAGCTTTTGCACTGGTGTTTGCTGCTCCTCCTCCTCCTCCTCCTGTATTTGCAGTACCTGCGGAACCTCCAGAACCAACTGAATTGTCTCCATTACCTCCTCCACCTGCACCTCCTGTGCCGCTTAATGAATAACCTCCTGCACCACCACCCGCATATGTTACAGAACCAGAACCAGGATCGTATGCTTTACCTGCACCACCATCACCTCCAGCACCTCCAGCTGTACCATCATGTCCAACTGCATTCGCACCTCCACCTCCTCCTGATGCAGCTGATGCACCACTAGCATTACCTCCTGCATTTCCAAAACCAGTACCACCACCAGAGTTTCCTTGTGTTGCAGCTGCTCCTGTAGTTGTCGTAAAAATACCTCCTGCACCACCTCCTGATCCACCAGCAACACCATTAGCTTCATTTCTACCTCCTCCACCTCCTCCAACAGCAGTCATGGTATCAAAAACTGAACTACCTCCAGTTCCTCCTGCTGTATCAGCAACACCTGTTCCTCCTGCACCAACTGTTACTGTATATCCAACTCCAGAAGTAACAGCATATGCTGCATTTGTGAGGTAACCACCTGCTCCTCCACCTCCTCCAGACTCAGAAGCCTTACAGCCACCTCCAGCTGCTCCTCCTGCTACTACCAGTACACTTACATTGGCTGACATATATTAAGCAGAAGCTATGCAACGCCATTTTGAAGTTGCACCATTATAGATAAAGCCAACAGTCTGAAACAATGTCGTTGAACCATTTGAAGTAACAGGAGCAGTAACGGTGCTATTTTCTGTGTTTACCCAAGTGGTGGTTTGTGCAACTCCAGAATGGTCGAGAATTCTAACAATAGTCATTTGACCATCTACTGCAGATGCTGTTGTCATTGTAATTGTAAGAGTTCCTGCTGCATCATTTGTAACAGTGTTCAATCTATATGTAACAGGAACTGTAGCTGCACTGCTTGATGCAGCAATAGCATTATTCACATCGACAATGTTATTGAACTTGTTTTGACCAGTCCATGTCTGTGCAATTCCCAGTCCTCCAACAGTAGCAGACGATCCTGGGAAAGTCATTGTCGTTCCATCAGTGCCAGCAAGAGTAATTGTGTTGCTAACACTCAAACTTTTAGCACTAGTAACAATGCTTCCATAATACTGTGAGTTCCAGTTTGCTGATGTCGTCGGAGTTGCTACGACTGCAGTGAAAGTTGCACTGGTGCTTGCAGCAAGGACTGTTATTGTGTTAGCTCCAGAGCTTTGAACAGTAACAGCTCCAGAACTTTGGTTGATTATTGTGTATTGTCCACCTGCTACTACTGAAGTAGTAGGAAGTGTTACTGTTTGTGTTGTACTTCCTGTAAATACTTGAACTCCAGTAGATGTAATGGTAAGAGCAGTAGTGCCACCAGCAGTAGCAGTTGTGGTGAAACCATCAATGAGATTGTTTGCAGTCAAGTTTGCACTAGCATCACGCATAGCTATAGTTGATGCAGTAGCAGCAGTGGCTTGTCCAGTTCCTGTTATTGTTCCATTGATAACAGGAGTTGTAAGAGTCTTTGCAGTAAGAGTTTGTGTAGCTCCAAGAGTAACAACAGTATCTGAACTTGAAGGAAAAGTCCAAGTTTGGCTATCAGCTCCAGCTGCAAAAGTCATCGTATTGCTTACTGTCAGAGTTTTTCCCTCTGCAATAGTGAGAGTCGAACCAGTCGCAGGAGCAGTAATTGTTACTTTATTTATCGTAGTTGCAGATGCAACACCAAGAGTTGGAGTGGTGAATGAAGGAGACTCAAGCCATGCAACAGTCTTGCTGACATTGGCCATGTTAGGAATTGTCAGTGTTGCTGCACCTACTGTCTGAGCTGCAACAGTAAGAGTGATTGCTTGAGCAGTTGCATCAGCTGCAGTTATCTTGAGCGATCCTGAAGTCTTTCCATTTACTAAGAAATATCCTGTATTTGTTGAACCTGAAGTAGTATCAATGTGAGGAGTAGTAGCATCAGATGCAACAACTGTGTTAGGAACTATTGCTCCTGCAATAATCGTAATTGCTGGAGTGGTAGTAGAGTTTGCAACAGTACCAGAGAAACCATTAGCAGTAGCAACTGAAACTGCAGTAACAGTACCAGATCCTGCAGCTGCAATCCAGTGAGGATTTGCTCCTGCTCCCTGTGAAGCCAAGACAGTCCCAGATGCTCCAGGAGCAAGAACAGCAGCCTGAAGAGATGAATTGATATAATAAATATCACCTTGAGCAACAGAAAGATCTGCCATTCCAGCAAGAAAAGTAACTTCAGTAGAAGTAAACTGGCTTCCGAAAATGGTCACAGGTATTAGAGCCATGGAATTTCAATTAGATTCTTAAAAACAGGAATAAATTTTTTCTCTTCCTTTATCTTTCTTGGATGGTGAAACTGACAGAGAGTAATTCCATTGTTCAAATTAAACATCAATTCAGGATACAACGACTTTCTTAGAATATGATGCGCCTCTATTTTCCCCTTGCAACTATCATTTGATATTTTGCAGATATATCCATCTCTCTTGTAAACAGAAAGTCTCCATTCGCAATACAAAGGAGACATCGTATTTACATCAATCCTTTTTGAGCGATCTGAGATCCATTGTGGATGATTCTGCTTTGACATTCTTTTGCTTGCATTTTCTCTCCACTCTTTTGTGTGTTTATAACCAATTCCCCTCTTATTTCCAATCAATGATTTTACAATTTTCAGTCTAGTTTCCTCTTTCATTCTTCCTTTTTTGAATCCATGCGTATTTCCAAGAGAAGAGTTTCTCATCCTCTCTTTAGTCGCATCGCTCATTTTGAATCCTTTGGGAAGTGCCATATTATAAAGTTAGTGGTATTTCCAATTCAGGAAAGGTCTTGTTCCAAACTCCTTCAAGACGAGAACGAATTGTCTGATAATCATTCATGCTCGTGTAGAGTTGGTCAGTATATGATTTCAAATCATAGGCAGCAGCATCACGCTCCATGCTCTTTGTTTGAGCTTCATTGCGAATGTCTGAAAGCTGCTCTCTTGCTTCTTTCAAATCAACTTCACTTTTTCTCTTAGCTTCTGCAATTGAATTGTCAATCCTACTCTTTTCAATCTCTGCAAGTCTGATACTTTCTTTTATCTCTTCATACTTTATTACCAAGTCTGTTAGAGGAGAAAGAGCTTCTCTTGCCTCTTGAATCTGCTTGTTTATACTTTCAAGATCTGTTTGAGCATTGAGACAGGAGAAGTTTATTTTCTCAAGTTTACGATCGCTCCTTTTTATTTTTGCAAGAATCTCTGAGAGAGAAGATGTAGCAGCAGACCTTTCAGACTCATACTGTATTCTCTCTTCAGACAATCTTGTTCTTGCATCATCCAATTTCTTGGTCTCTGATGCAGAAAGCTCTTGAACTTCTTTCTTTGCTATGTTTGATTCAATAAGAATGGCTTTAGCTTCATCAACTGATTTAGTGATGGAATTAAGCTCACTAGTTCTATCAATTATTTCCTGAGTAAGAACTGCTGAGTGTGCTTCAAGATTATTTTTCTCAATCTGTTTTTCTGAAGCAACCATAATAGTTTATACCCAGCCTGTATATGCTTGAACACTGAATGTTCCTGTCGGAGTTCCACCAGTCGCTTGAACTGATATGCGGAATCCAGATCCTTTAACAGGATTGATGATGAATGTGAAGTTTTGAATTGTTGCAGCTGATGCAGCTGTCATTGAGTAGATGGCAGGAGCAATGGTAACAGTGCCACCTGAAGCTGTTTGAGTTATCTGCTGGTACCATGCGGAGCCAGAAGCAGGAGTTGTATCATTTGTTCCTTCTACTTTAATCTGTATTGAAGTTTCATCACCTTTAGTGTAGATAACATCAATTGCTATCATGTTTGCCTCATCACAAGACATAATAGCTCCTGCAACATATGCATTAGTGAGAGCAGTTGCTGCTGCAAATACTGGTCTTGATGGGAACTGTTTACTTGGGAATGTTAGCATGTTATTTTTATTCTTAGCTCCTCATCCCAGTCCATGACGGACTGAGTGAGGAGCCAATTTATATTATGCTATTACAACGTACTGATAGCTTGGAGTTGCAACGGCTGCTGCATCAGATGGTATGTGCATTACGAATGTCGTTGCAGTAGTAGCACTAATCCAAGCACTAGTCAAAGCAGTAGTAGCAACTTTAGCTGCTGCTGCATTTGCAGGAGTGAGGAGAACTGTCTTTGGAGCTGTCGTGTAGGTTTTGTTGAATGTAACAGTAAGAACAGTATCACCACCAGCATTGTTAGTACCTGTCGTAGTAATAACACCACAAGTATCTGAACCACCAGCTGTTATTGCAGCAGCAGTGATACCATTTTGTGTAGTTACAGCAATGGTAGGTGCAGTTGCACCAACAGTAGAGTGTATGTGACCATTGGCACCTATGCCAAATACTTCACCAGCAGCATCGTTTGCAGACAAGTAGCGACCAGTCGTCAAAGTAGCTGCAGTTGCATTCAGAACCAAGTTAAGACCTGTAGTAAGACCAGTGCCATTCAATATTGCAATGTTACCAGTTGTTGCAGAGCTACCTGTTACTTTCAATACAGAACCAGTTGTAGTAATTGTTCCTGTGGAAGAAATAAGAGCTGCATTTCCAGTCGTCAGACCATTGGCAAAAACTTGCAATAAACCAGCAGTAGTCGTCGCAGAGTTTCCAGTAATGTTCAAGAGACCATTCCCTGATGCTCCAGTATATACACCTGTTGATGTAATTCCCAATCCGATACCAGTAGTTGATGCACCATGAGTGAGAAGTATTGTTGAACCACCAGAGGTCGCATTTGCACCACCACCAGTTACAAGCAAAGCTGCACCAGAGGTTAAACCAGTACCAGAAATCTGAACTAGACCAGTAGTGGTAGTAGCAGAGTTTGCAACGACATCTATGAGACCAGCAGAACCAGTTGCATAAACACCAGTGGATGTTACTGACAAGCCGATGCCTGCAGTAGCTGCTCCCATGGCAATTTCGATTGCTTTACCAGTTGAAGTAAAGTTTGCTCCGCCACCAGTAACCAAAAGTCCTGAGCCTGAAGTCAAGCCAGTTCCTGTTATGGATACGATGCCAGTAGAAGTTGTTGCTGAGTTTGCAGAGAAGAGTGCAAGGTTGTTTGAACCAGCGAACACACCAGAGGTAAGAACTTTCAAGCCAGTACCTGCAATAGCTGCGCCAAGCTCCAAGTCAAGAACAATACCTGTCGTAATGTTTGCACCACCTCCTGTTATGGAGATAAGAGTTCCTGAAGTCTGTGCAGTTGAAGAAGTTGAGAGAACAGTACCAGTCGTGAGTGAGTTTGCAACAACAGACAAGATGCCTGCTGTGTCAGTGTAAGCACCAGAGTTAGTAACAAGAAGAGCCTGACCACCGACTCCAGCACCCATCTGAAGACTTAGAGCAGCACCAGTTGCTGCAGTCATACCTGTGCTGGTAGTGATTACAAGTCCTTTACCAGTCGTGAGAGCAGTTGCAGAAATTGCAGCTACAGTACCAGTAGTTGCGGAGTTTGCTGTGAGAACAAGAAGACCAGTGCCTGTGTAAGCTCCAGTCGTAGTAGCTACGAAGCCATTTCCCGCAACCACTGCATTCATTGCAGCATTGAAGACAGCACCACCAGTCGTGAATACACCAGTTGCTGCTGTGCCTTTGAATATTGAACCAGAAGTAACTGCTGTAGAGCTAACACCTACTGAAGTGCCAGTAGTAGTTATTGCATCAGTTTCAGCGAAAGGAATGCTGAGTCCACCACCACCACCTCCGCCAGAAGGAGCACCATAACCTACGAATGTAGCACTCGTGTTGGTTCCTTCATTGACATACCAAGTTGTTGCAGAGCCACCAGTTGTCTTTATGAAGAGACAACCCGTTGCATATCCTGCATCACCATTTGTCGGAACTGTAGCACCAGAAGACTCAAAAACCATTCCTGAATTGTCAAGTTGCCAAACTGTTACAGTAGGAGTTCCTACTTGTGCAGTGGCACCTTGTGTGTTGATAACACCTATAGAAGTAACGAAGTCTGCAGGATTACCTGCTAAAGCTGCGGGAAGAGGTCTTGCTGTATAAGCTGACATATTTAGTTATTATATCTTTTTCAACTTCAGCCCGATTGTGTCTTAGAGCATGGTTTGCATAGTGTAGAGGAACATATCCAAGTTTTATCAGCCAAGCATTGCGCTGAGAACTTTGTTCATGTCCATCAATCTCTATTGCATAGTTACCGATAATGAAGTCAATTTCCTTTCCATCTATAATTACTGAGTAATCAAATGGAATGTGATGTTTCTTCAGTATCTCACTAAAGATTCTTTCTGGCTTTGTTGAAGAGCGTCGTTTGATAATAACTCTCATTTCCTTAGTAACGATCTTGGAGAGTAAAGTTTCGTACCAATAGTGGGAGAGTTTTTACTGAACTCTCAAAACAGTTACCACGAGTATTATACGTTGAGACCAGTAGACCAAGGAAGAATACGAGCATCATTGAAACCATAAGCAAAGTCTGCACCAGCAGAGTACTTCATTTCTTTGTTGTCGTAGTCTATGAACTGTGGATCGAGAACAAGCGGCATTCCTTCTTTCATCTGCAAGCCGAACTTAGGACTGATCTTGCCAGAGTCAACAGCACCCCAAGCAGTATCTGAAGTCAGATAAGGATTCGGAGCGATTGAGAATGAGCGATCGAGTGCACCAAGACGAGAAGCAGTAAGAGGATTTTCACCTTTCTGAATAGACTTCAGAATTTCTTGAGCACGGAAGTGTACTGATGAATTCTTTTTGCAAAGAATGCGATCCAAATCCAAGTCAATTATTTCACCTACACCACCCAAGATGGCCTGACCAGTCTTGAGAGCTGCTTTCCAAGCACCATAGTCAAATGACATGTTGTTGGTTGTGCCGTCGGTGATTACATTTGACCAGTTGGTGCCACCATCTTCACGAGTGTGCGAAGAAGATTGGAATGCTACACCATCGCCACCAGTGTTGGTGACAGGGAAGGCAAACTTACCAGTAGTCTCTGTAAAAGAAGTTGAAGTTGCGTTGTTGAGCACGTTTGCAAGGACAGTTTCCTTGAAGCGGATAGCGTCATTCTTGAGCTCCATGACGATAGCCTCAAGACGACGAGTCTGAATGCCATAACGCCACATCGGACGAGTGATGCGCAGCATACCTGAGAAGAAGCTCTGGGTATAAGTCTGGCGAAATCCTTCATACGGAGAGTCAGCAGGAATGTTTCCGTTTTCAGGAATCTTGCTGAACGTAGAGATCGAAGTAAGAGAGCTGTCTTTTGTGATGTAATCACTCACAGGCTCTACATAGTAGTAGTCCTTGTGATACTCCTCGAGATCTGCAGGGGACTTTATCCAAATCTCCTGAATGGAGAGGTCAGTCAGGTCAGATGCAGCATCAAGGTCGAAAGGTGTGTTGGTTGGGTTTGATGCCATATAATTATACTGTTACCTGACCTGAGCGAATAAAGTAACCATACAGTTTCGTGCCACCTACTGCACCAACAATAGCAAGAGCATGGAACACACCGTTGAGCGAAGTGCTAGTAGTGCTTGTGTTGTTGACGAAGTTTGAGTCAGTCATAAGATGGTCTTTGTGCAACTGGTTAGTTGCAGTTACATTAGTGCAATCTGCAATAACAAATACTGCTCCAGTTGCGATCGGAATATACTGAATACCACGGATGGCATCAGCAGCTCCTGCTGTGAAAGCCTTTGTGCCTACACCCAGAACATTGAGTGTCGAAACACTTGATGTTGCAGGAATGACTTCAGCATTGGTCTTGTCCTCCATGAGGAGTTGAGCAACAGTGTAGGCTTGATTTGCCTTTGTAGTCCCTGCCATCTTTGGCAGTTTGGAGAACAAAGTGTCTACTACTTTTATAGCCATTTTATTTGTAAATTATTTGTTTCTTGCAGCATTCTTTTTAGCACGATCAGCTGCAAGGTCATTAATCTCGGCAAGACGATCTGTAATTTGCTCTTCCGAGAGACGTGGATACTTTTCACGAAGTTTCTCCATAGTCATTTCACTCTCTGAGTTGTCAGATGAGCTACCACGACCACCGAGGCCAAGACGCTTTTTCTGCTCATCCTTTGCGCGCACTTCAGCAGACTTTTCCTCGTCATCTGAAAGCTCACGATGGATTTTATTGAGCAGAGACCTATATTGAGTGAGATTAGTAGGTTGTTTATATTGTTCGAATTCCTTTTGAACTGCAGCCCATTTCTCCTTGTCAGAATACTCTGGATGCTTTTCAAGGAACTCTCCCACAGCCTGTGTCTCTGCACCTTTTATAGTGTCCTGAAATAGAGTCATCTTCTGCTCCTCTAGTTCAGCCTTGGAGACAAAACCTTTTTCTTTAGCCCAAGCCTCAAGACGCTTTTCGTCTTCTGAATTGAGTTTTACAGTTTTGTCTTCTGGTTTGTCTTTTTTAAGAGCTTCAACTTCTGCAATAGCCTTTGCAGTTTCTGCTTTAGCAGCTGCTGCTTCAGACTTTGCTGACTCTGCTGCAGTCTTTGCAGACTGAGCTTCATCACGATAAGTAGCTATGCCTTTGTTCAAATTGCCTATCTGCTCTTGCAACCCTTCAAGAGTTACCTCTTGTCCATTGTCTGTTCCCATATGATTTTACGACGGTTTATTTACGTGGACACGCGACGTCCAGGGAATCTATAGTTACCCTGCATGGATCCAGGGTTGAACCCTCGATCCGAAGATCGAGAGCCGAAGAAGAATCCCCTCAGAGAGAGGGTTCAACCATGAATGCTGCCTGATAGAACTATTTTATTATTAATGTTCGTTCCTCCTTATAGTATGTTCCATTTCTATAAGAGGTTTGAATCTTACTCCTCTTTCATGTTTTCGAATGCATTGCACCAAGCATCATAATCAGTTGCAGTGCGACCATCGATTTTCTCTGTGGTATTCAACACTATATCCTTGATTGCAAGAAGACGAGTCTTCAATCCAGGACCACCACAAATGTATTCTTTGTTTAGATAATCACTAATCTCTTTTTCGAAAGCAGGCATATTTGCATCATTGATGTCATAGTGGTCTGCTTGTCCTTCTTTTTTAACAAGAACTGGCTCTCCAGTTGTTTCATCAATAGTAGCATATTTCTTGATTATTTCAAGACGAGTTTCCTCCTGCTCTTTGACCTCTTCAGACAGTTGCTCTACGAACTTAGTGCGATTGCGTGAATCTTGTCCCTGAAGAGACAATTGCATAAGCCAGTTTCCTAGTCCAAGAAGATATTTTCTTTGTATTGTGAATTCCATGTTTGTTATTTATTATTGTTTTATATTGAATTGGGGTTGTGGTCTATTTGATTTCGCATATGTCGCCATGATGAATGAGCGAATGCGATTCACATGCTTCTGAACAACTTCAAAGCTGTCATTCGCACCCATGGCTACAGAGCGACGATCTCCAGGCCAGTATTCCTCCTCTTCAGGCTGTCCTGTCTTTGCATTAACAATGTATTCACCTGTTTCTTTGTCTTTGATTGGACGATAAGATGTTGCAACAGGAGAAAGCCTCTGAGGAACAAGAATGGTAAGAAGAATTCCAGGCTTATCATCATATCCAGTTACTTCAATGCCGAAGTCTATACCAAGAGTCTTCTCAATAATAGAAGCAATGCGTGGATCTACATTGCTTGCATGCTTGCTTGTCTCTGCAAACTCTACATCTTCCTTTTTAGCTCCTTCTTTGAAGGCATTAGCATCACCATTCTCAACCATGCGCAGACGCTTGTCTATGCTTTCAACTTTAGTAGCAACACCACCAATAGCAGCAAGTATCTTGTCCATGTCTGATTGAGGAGCATCTTCTTTCTTAATTGGTTCTTGTTTGAATCCAGCATCAAGAAGTTCCTTTGCATCATTATTAATAGTTTTTTCTGCAATTTCTCCTTTCTCGTTCTGTAGCTCTTTCAATATAGAAATGAGCTCTTCCTTTTTCTTCCCAGGATTCACAGTCTTTCCAAACTTTTGAATCTCGAGAAGAAGATCTGATTTAGAGAGTTCTTCTAGTATCATATTCTTTTCGTTAGTTAATAACTTACTCAGTTACAGCCTCTACATGACCTGATGCAACAAGAGCGTCTGCAGCTTCTTGGTCTTCAATTTCTACCACAGCACCAACTTCATGTGCACCGATTGAGCTGCCTTCTGTCGTCTCTTCAATAACTTTATATTGTGACATGTTTATTTAATTAAGAATTATATTTCCCTTACGCTTCTCTGCATTCTTACGATGCATATATTCCTCCACCGACCCAGGAGTAATCTTGCCTTTAAGCAGTTGAGCGTCAGATCTTGCGATAGCCATGGCGATTTCATCCACTCCCAGAGTAATCAGTCGCTTTGCCATGCCACGCTGCATTTCTTCCTTGTCTAGTTTGAATGTAACTTCGTATGGTATGTTTGTTATCTTCCTCTCATAGCGCATTTGCAGTGATTGACGCAGTTCTTCATTTGCTATGAAGTAGACAAACATGTACAAGTCCAAGAAGTTCATGCGCATTGATTGAGTTCCTCCTTTATCATCAGAGATTTCAATATCAACAAAAGTACACTCAATGTCTTTTGCACCAGCAGTAGCACCAGAGAGATCTTCATCAGGTTTTTTTCCAACTTCAAATGTTGGGAACAACGAAATCTCTTTCGTCTTGTCTGCTGTGCGCACTTTCCATTTCTTTGTTTCTATTTCACTCATGTGTTTTTGTACTTATTCATTTTATACAGATATGTATCTGTTTTCTTGTGGCATTCTTTGCATAATGTACTTCCGTTGTCTATAGCAAGACAAAGCTCTGGAAATAATGAAAATGGTTTTATGTGATGTGCATGAAGCTCTCCTCCTCTTACTCCACAGGACAAACAAGTATAGTTGTCTCTTTTAAAAACAGATTCTCTCCAGAGTTTGTACTCAAATGTATTTCTCTGGTTGTACTTACTTTTTCCTCCTCTCCACAAATGGCTCTTTTCACCTTTGTGTCCTTCCGAAATATTTTTACGAGCTTCAATAGACAGTTTCCAATGCATCCCTTTCACAGGACTTGTCTTTCCAATTTTTGCAATGGACATTTTCATTTTAGATACTTCTGAGAATTTGAATCCAAGACTATTTTTATTCCCCATCATAGCAACACTCATTCTTTTACGAGTTTCATCTGACAACTTTATTCCTTTGTTCCATGCAGTTCTCATATTATATATCACTGGCTCGCGAATTCAATTTCTTCATCAAAAGTTGAACTGCTTGTCTTGCTCCTTGACTCTTTGAATATGCAATAGCTATACCATCAACAGTAGACTCATTTATATCAACGCTATATTCACGAATGGTCTCTTCAATAACTTCCTGAAGCATAGAACCATACTCCTTGAGCAATGCTTGAGTCTTTGCTGCATTGTAACGCTTTTGTCTTGCTTTTGATGTGTCTGGAGGCATATTTTATTTTACTTGGTCAGGTGGATTTTGCACTGATGCTGGAGGAACAACTGTAGTTGGAGGTGATGGAGGAACTGCAGTTTCTGCTCCTGTTCCTGGTGCTCCAGCTGCTTCTGCAGGAGTGGGAGGTGGTTTTGGAGCAGGAGCTTTACCAGCCAAGAAGTCAATCCAATCTTGTGGAAGCCATTCTTTTGGCTCCATATTGAAAGCCTTGAGCAATTGTTTTGCAGGCTTTGCATTTATTTGCATCTGACCAGCTAAAAGAGGAACAAGCAAGTTAGTCATGCGAAGAGTGTTTGCTTGGTCAAGAGCCTCTGAAGTCGTCAAGAGAGATTGCTGGTCAACAGTTACAAAGCCAGAGAATTGCACATATTCAGGTTTGATTGGGAAAAACTTAGTTGTCTCTGATTCAATAAAGTTTCCATCTGGACCTTTCTCAACACCGAGTGATGCCATCTTATATCTCTTTGCATAGAACTTTTCATTCCCTGCATCACCTTCGTTGTCAATCATGAAGAACTCACGAGCTCCTTTTACTTCTTTCAAGTAGTCTTGTATCTCTTGAGGATCTGTGATGTGTTCAACTTCAAAGTCAGTGTATGTTTGCTGAATAAGAGAAATGCGATTGTAGAACTCCCAAGACAATGCATACTGAAGAGACTTCAATGGAAGAGCAAGACGCTTCAGTCCTGCCTCACGGTCAACACCCACCTCGAATGCAGTCATGTTTCCTGGCTGGTCATTATTCTCTCCTGCTAACTTTGGAGTGATTCCTGTCTTTGCATCCTCTTTTGTTTCAAGCCATTCAATAGCCTGCTGTCCTGTTTGATTACCTTGAGGAATCTGCAACCAGCTGACTGACTTAGGATCCAATGTCCTGCGCATTATGCCTGGAGTTATCTTGATGTTCTCATCTTCAAAGTCTGATGTACCAGAATAGAAGCCCATCGGAGAAATGGTAAGGAGCAATTGGCGCATGTTCATGTTGAGTATGCGATCGATGAGCTCTTCATCATTCTCCATTGCTTCAACTATACCAATGCCATAAATAGTATCATCACCACGCAAAGACCAATAACCATAAGTGCAGGAAAGTTTCTTATTGTCTTGAGGAAGAGGCTCAGAGATAACCATCACATTGTTTGCCTCCATGATGAACAAGTCAGAGTATTGATTCTCATAGAAAAATACTTCAACCATTCCTTTCTTCTGGGCTTGAGGAGAAACTCCAGTCATATTTGAGGTGTTACGAGAGAATACTCCTTGTATTGATTCACGAGTATCACCACCAGCCTTAACATAAGCCATGTTTGGGAACTCTGCTTTAGGGAAAGTTCTCTTGAGGTCATCAATGTACCAGACTTCACGCCACATCCAATCACGAGTAGACAGCATGTCTTCAGGACGAGTCTGCTCATCCAACCAAGCATTGTAGTTGTTGATGTTCATGTATGCAATGTCATCCATCTTTGTAACAAGACGAGTTTCATAGCGACGCATTCCTGTCTTGCTGACTCCTTTCAGGAAACGAGCATCATGCATAATTTGCTTATTGAAAGTCCTACCAACAAACCATCCACGCTTTGCTGCATTGTGAACAGACAGTTTGAATTGACCGAGTGAATTTGTATTACGAAAAGACTTTTCTCCAAGAGACTTGACAAATGCTCTGGTTGATGAATACTTAGGATTGTCCTCTTCAAGAATGTACTCAGGAGAACTGTCTACCAATATGCCAAGAGCAGTATTTACTTTCCCGAAAGCATTGTTGATTGCAAGAGGACGCTGATTAGCATCAAGCTCTGAAGCAGGAATGTCAGCAGCACGACGGAAATACAGCTTATCGAAGCGTCTCATTTCTTGGTCAATATTCAGACCATAGACATTGTTACGAGACTGCAATAGAGCTTGCTTTCTGTTGCGCCATGTGCGATAGATCTTAGCCTCTTCTCCTTTAGGTATATATCCTGCTTTCTCTGCTGCTGTGTTATCGTCTTGTGAGACAACCTTGTCGTCAGACATAGTCTCTATGACAGAGGCTTTACGCTCAGATGTGATGATGTCTGCTTTTACAGGCTTGCCATCATTCTTGTCATCTTTCTTTTTGAGAGCCATTTTAATAAGTTTACCTTGTAAATGTGTTTAAGTTTGAATACGGTTTTATTTCCTCATCGCACTGTTTGGACGATTCCTGCTAGTTACAACTCCTGATGGGACTGGCATGTCAGGAGGAAATATAACATCGTCTGCTGTGTTAAAGTTTGTGGGAAGACTGTGTTTTGTAGCATATTCTCTCATTCTGGTCTGTGCTTGTGTCTCAAGTTTCTTTTGGCGAGGAGTATCACAAATTCCTTGAACAGCCAAACCTACAGCAATTACTCTGTCATCCTTACCAGATCCTTCTGCTCCATAGCCTTGTTTGTTTGCTTCATCAGTCTGAACAAAGATTTTCAGCTCTTTCAACAAGTCTTCTGAATGGATTTGTATTTGCATCTCACGAACAGCCTCTTCCAAATTGTCTACCAACAAAGGCTTTGTCATGCCAGACGTATTCCAACCAATTATCTCTGTCTTTCCACCAGTTGACTTGTCTACTGTCTCACGACGATAGAGATTCCAATATGCAGGCTTAAGAACTTGGATGACAGCATGGCCATGGTTGTTGCTTTCAGGAACAATCATTGCATTGTTATAGTAATGGCCAATCTCTATGGCAAGTTGAGCCAGCTTGTTAGGAGGAGTGAAGTTGTTTGCATATTCAGCCACTTGCTCACCTGTGTAAGCATTCAATACAGAGATGACAGCATTGTCTCCACCACGACCTTCCGATGCATCAACACCAATAACATAACGAAAATCTTTGAGTGGATACTCCCAGATGAGAAGATCTCCATATTTCCTCTCGATTGGAGGCAATTGTGGATGTTTTTGTATGTCATTCATATGGAATACATTCCTGCCAGTAGCAAGAAATGCTTCAAGAGGAGTGGTAGGATATTCTTGTACAACCAACTGTTTATGTCTCTTTACTTTTCCAATGTACCAGTTGAACTGCTCCTTTGTCAAGTCAAACTTTTCATATATGTCAGGAATAGTTCCAAATCGCATGGCAAGTATGCGATACTCTTCTTGAAGCTGCGCGAGAGTCTTTGTTGTTAGCTCTTGATACTCCTCTTCCCAGAGCCAATTGTAGAAATGCTTTGTGTATTCTGATTCAGGATCCTCCCACTCTTCATAGAACTTTCCTGCAACACCATTGCCTGTTGATTCAAGATTTATATTTCCATCTTTAGGAACAGACTCAAGTGTACCAGCAAGCATCTCTTCTGCATTCCTGATGAAGTGAGCTTCTGAAATGTGCAAGTCATTCACTGTTTCAGATCGTGTGTCCATGGTAACATATATCTTGCTGTCAAACTCTGGGAAATAAATCTCATTCCTATTCTCCAAAGAGGATTTAGGCTTGCACTGATACAGCTCTCCATTTATATCAATCTCCTCAGGCATATTGTCATATGCTCTCTTCACAATCTCGAACATCTTGACAACCTTGTCTTGCTTATGAGCAATGATTGCACAAGTAGTATGAGGATTGTTAATAACATCATCAAAAAAGTCAATCAAGCATTCAGTGGTAAAGCCAAGCTGACGTGCTTTCAGAATCAGATTCTTCTTTGTCTTGTTGTAGTTGAAGTTCTTCTGTGCTAAGTTCTGCTTGAATGTGACAAGTGTTTTCTCTTTTGTCTTTATCTTGTAGAGATGGTTCATGCGCCACTCTTTATTGAGCAATGTAGATTTTGTATTCTCTATATGCTCTTGAGTGGTCATTTTGATGAAGTAGCTTCCTCATATTTTTGGACATATGGATCGTTTGCATTGAATATTGAACTGGCTCCATAATGCCACATTGATGCTACTTCTTGGTCTGAATAGCCTTGCTGAAGCATATGGTCAGCTCTGTTCTTTGCAAACTTCTCTTGAAGAGCAGGAGAAGCAATGAATTGTGCAGGAGTAACTGATTGTCCAAGATACTTTGGAGCAAGCTCTTTCAGAGTCTGGCTGTTCACCTGATACTTTCCATAGTCTGTCGTACCATTGGTGTTATGATTGATGGCCATGTATGGATCTTTCTTTCCTCCACTTTCATTACTTGCAATGCCTGACAATGTCTTATCGAGAATTGCTGAAGCATCAGAACCACGAAGCTGTGAGTATGGAAGACCAGGAAGTTTTGTAACAGTTTCAGTAGATCCAAACATATCAGCAGCTTTGCGTGCAGTATCAACCAATGGCTTGAATAATGCACTTGATTCTGATTGTGCAAACTCTGTAGCTTTAACTGCAGGAGCTTTGATTGCTGCAAGAAAAGAATCTCCTCCATTGCTCAATGCATTCATAGCAGATCCAGCTGCATCTTTGAACACTGATTCTCCAGTATCAATATACTTCTGTAGCAGAGAGCTTGGCTTCGTTACTGGACTGTCATTCTGTGCAGCAAGCAATGGTTTCTCTTGTGTCTGAAGAGCAGCGAGAGCTGTGTTGTCTGCATTTGTCTTCAAGATTGGAGGAGGCATGTTTATTTCTTATCACTCTTTTCTTTCGGCATTGCCTTTCCGCACATTGAACAATTGCCAGATCCTTTGTCAAGATGCTTCGGCATTCCATCAATCATGATGTGGCCTACTTTGTCTTTGCTGAGTCCTTTGCTTCCATTCTTTGCCATGTAACCAGCCATATTATTCTTTAGAGATTATTGCTAATATATCATTCTCCTTAAGAATATACATCTTCTCACCACGAATTGTATACTCTTCTCCGAAAGAAAATACAACTTCATCACCCACTTTGACTTCCATTGGATAGAAAGGCCAGTTTGTCATAGACAGTCCAACTCCAGAGTCAGGAATAGATTGAGGCTCTGCAATCCTTCCTCTGCCAACAGCAACAACAACACCCTCAATGTGACGAGAAGACTTGTCCTGTCCTGTCAGGATTATTCCACCAGCAGACATTTTCTCTTTTGCTTTTTCAAGCTCCTTCACTATTATTCTGTCTGCAAGTGGTTTAATCATTTTGTAATATTCCCTGATAAATAGCTGGTGTTGTCAAGCAGTCGTGATATGAATCTGGATTTATTATTTCACAATGAGGACACTTGCTCTTGATGATGACATTGTTGCTCACATCACCAATGTTGTTTCTTGTTCTCTTAATGTACAATCTGCTATTAGGAGGACAAGGTTCACCATTCGGATGACGCCTCTTCCACTGCAGCACCCTCTTGTACTCTCTAATTTTCTCCTGCTCTTCTGCAGAAGCCAACTCTGCCTTCTTTCCTCCTGTGTGTCTTTTCTTGAATTTCACAAATCCTATTTTTGATGGTAATTGTTTCTGCAATCCACCATGATGTCTTTTATTCCATTGCCATGCTGTTTTGTAATCACGCAACTTCTTTTTCTTCTCCTCATCAGTCATGCTAATAACCTAATATTGTAGCAAGACCTGCAACCACCAATGATGCACCAGCAGCTTGATTGATTCCTGGAAATAAATAACCAATAACAAGCAAACCTATGAGCACAAGAGACAAACCCCAGAATATTCTTGCAACCATAATTATATTGTTATTAAATAAACTTCACTTCAGGACATCCTCTGTGCAGACATCTAAGCCTGACTCTTCCTATTCTGTCATCATTTTTATTTGACAGATCCTTCCACTCATGATTGACATGCTTCTCTTTGAATGCATGATTCAATAATCTTTTCAAGTCTGGTCTCAACTCTCCATTGCCAAGATCTCTTTTCACTCCTGCTCCCCATTTCTCTTCTTTCATAGAGTTATCGAGTAAGATGCTTTGAATGGCTTCTTTTCAAACTTCCTTGGATCTGCAGCGAGAATCTCTTTATGCATGACATGTCTTTTGCCATGTTTATTCCTTGGCTGCAATCTCCTTCTCATTTCATCATCCTCAATGTACATTTTCCTGTACACTTCTTGAATGTGAGGAGGCAAGTGTTTTGGTACTGCATCAATCGCTTCACCATGCGGAGACAATTGTGCATCTTGACCCCAGCGTTTTATTGTCCTGTGCTTCTCAAGAACACCCATTGCCATAAGATGATGTCTGATGGAATGAGTTCTAACTTTGACTGCTACGGCTATCCTGCTTATTGCATAGCCTTCTTCGTAAAGGACTACGATCTTAACTCTGTCTTCAATGCAGAGTTTTCTCTTGTAGGAGAAACGTGTAAATTTAGCTAGAGTTTCCATGCTCTTTATCCAATGATGCAATTAGATGAACCATGCTCACTGCTCCCTTGTGCTCTATTGTGTCCTTTGGTCTGCCAAATGCTCTGTTAAGCAAAGCATCTGCAGCTTTCCAGTCTCCTTCTCTTGCTTCAACAATGACATAGTCCTTTCCATACTCTCCAGTGTCCAGAAGCTCTTGCATCATGTTGTCATCTCTAATCTGTGTCATGTGAACTTTTCCATTCTCATCTCTGTCAAGAATAACCATTTTATGTGCACTAAGAGCTGCAACTGCTTGTGAGTTGACAAGTTTCTTTGCCATCAGCTTTACAGATGATTGAATATCTGCAAGCTCCATTGCTCTTACAACTGTTGCAATCTGTTGATTACCTTTTGGTTGTCCTGCTCCTGCTCTTTTTCCTCCATGCTGCTTCTTAGCAGGAGTTTCAAGTTTATCAAGAGCTATTATTTCTTTAGTTGCTTTCATGACCATATATTCCTTCTTGTTTAGCTTTCTCTATGCATCCTCCTGAGCAGTAGTACTTAAGAGTTGTATCTAATCCAGTTGGACACATCAGACAAACTCTGCCAGCAGGAAACTGCTGAGCTCTTTGCTCTGCAGTTCCTACGAAGTGTGGTCTGTATTTACTGATGTCCATAATATTTTTCTTTGAACCAACTCTTTACTTTTTGAGAAATCGTTGTATTGCATTCATGGACATAATCATCAAGCTCATCTACTGTGTTGCAGCATTCATGATAAAATTGCAAGAAACCATTTTCCTTGCTTACATTATATGTTGGAGATGCTGCTGAATTTGCATTAAAAAGTATTTGATTGTGCAAGTAATCTATAGCCTCTTGTGATGACATATTCTCATGAGTGGTGAGATACACTCCTGCTGACTGGAATCCATCACGCTTATAAATTTCTTGTACTGCCTCTTTGTTTACTGACATGGTATTGATAGCTTACAGCTCTGTCCAAAGTTCTTAGCCTTGGAAGCAGAAGCTGAGTTGTCTGTTTATGTCTTCTGTTGAAAGACATGCACGGTGAAGTTGAGTTTCACAGAGCTGTAAAATATCAATCAAAGATCCTACTGATAATTATGAGGTCTTTCTGTGTAAAAGTAAAGGGCTTTGAATACTATAAAAGTTGATAACTTTTAGAGGGACAGATGGTACTCGAAACCACAACCTGCTCGTTACAAATGAGCTGCTCTGCCACTTGAGCTACCATCCCTTATTATACCATGAAATAAGTCTCAACAAAATCTATGAGGTCATCATATTTCCCCTTTCTCCTCGTTTTCACATCCATCCAGACTTTGGAGCTTGGCCACACATCAAGTCTCTTGTTTATGCGAAAGTGATATGTTTGCAGCTGTTCAACCAGATAGTCATGTGCCACAAGAATTTCTAAATCAACCTCACCAGATCTCAGATTCTTCAACCTAATTGCACTACGCTGCTTTCTCATATTTGTCTATTTTGTCTTTATTTTTGGTATTGCTCCTGCTATATTAAAATATTTTTGTTTTGAAATAACAAATGTACAACCTTTTGAATAAACAGGACATTTCATAACATTCACTTCTTGTACGAGTGGATAATTGCCACAATTAGGACATTTGTTGTGTTTTAAACGACTCCATTCCATAAATTTGTTTTGCTCTGAAAGCAAGATATTGAGAAAGAAAAGCCCTACACAGTAGATGCTTGGTTTCGATGTTTTTTCTGGCAGTTTTCTCTCTGCAACATCTCATCCCAGACTATCTGAAGAGGCGTGAAAACGCATTCAGTGGATATTCAGCGTTCAGGAATCTAAACTACGCTGAAGTGATTTCAATTTCAAGATTACTCTGAAGAGCAACGACTCTCGAAAGTTGACATCTCACACTTAAGGGAGCTAGTATAGCTATAGTGTGAGTTAGCCCTCACTATACCAACTACAGACAACTGTCTGTTCGAAAAGTCCGTTCCCAGGACTTCAGACTCTTCGAACATGCAACTGTCTTTCTTCTTCAATTAAACCTGATTATCTGAAAACAGTCAAGCAAAGTTATCAACTTCTGAAATTACAAACTGTTTTTTGAGTTTTGGAAAGGTCTAGCTCAAGCGTTTTGTGAGATGGAATTTGTAGCAGTTGGGACACTTGTAAATCCTCAATTTGTTTATTACGAGATGTTTCCTGACCTCTCTTGCTCGTCTTTCACTCGCATATCATTTCTTTTCACCAAATGGACAGATTGAATCTTGTTGGTTCATAACTTGTCAGTCTAGGAAGAATCGAACTTCCATCATTTCTCACCCCAAATGAGATGCCATACCATTAGGCGATAGACTGTTATAGAACTGCCATCACATCATCCAAGTCTCGTGCCACAATATAAGTAGCTCCATTCTTCTGCATCTCTGCTCCAAATTCCTCTTGCAATGGTGATAATTTGGTCTTAGCACGCTTTACTTCTATTCCGATGAGCTTTCCCTCTTTCAATACAAACAAGTCAGGTGCACCAGGAACTCCAAAGCGTACAAATCTTCCTCCTTTTAATTGTCCAGCTCCGATATTATTTCTCCAGAAAAATATTCTTTTCAACTTTAAGTATTCTATAATTTGAGCCTGAATTTCTTTCTCTAAAAGAGCCATATAAAGTTTGGAAACGAAATTGCCAATAAGTAAAGAATTGTGTAAATAAAGGGAATTTATGAAGATTTTAGAGTTATCAACTCCTATTCGCCAGAATGGGCTTTACTATTTACCCATTCCGCAGTTTAATTAGAGTTAGAGGAGGGAAAGTTCGGAATAGCTCTCTCCTAAGTATACCTCGGAATGTCGTAGAGGAAAAGAAGTTCGTTGACAACTTAATAGGAGACGACAAAATGGAATTTCACTTTCCATTAATAGATCCAGTCAAGCACTGGGAACTGAAACACTACCTCAATAAAGTTCGTGAGGAGTGTTCAGAGTTCGAAGAAGAAAAAGATCCAGAGCGTCAAGCAAAAGAAGTCGTAGACATTCTTCACGCTGCAGAAACTCTGGTTCGCAAATACTTCGAGAGGAACACGATATTCACTCTTGAAGAAATAAAAACAGCCACTGTCAAGAAGAATCGAGACAGAGGATATTATGGTTAGCGGAAGCAATTCCGCTGACTACTTATATTAGTTCGCTGAGAGGAGGATTATTTCCAGGCGGTATATCCCCATAAAAGCAAAGATATGCGACTTTGCATCCTCCTCTCAGCGAACTAGTATAGAGAAGAATTATAAACCCTTACGTCTTCTGTGCTCTGCTCCTACTCGTAAGGGAGGAGTTGAGCATAGAGGAAAACAAAACTAATATGAAAAGAGATGTAACACAGGTTGTTTTCGTAGAGATAAGAATTAATGATGAATGCTCTCAGGAAGAGCTTGCAGTATTTAAAGATATTCTTGACAAAGCAGCAAGCAAAGTTCTGAAAGCAGCTGTTGCAGATTATGCAGATACAAAGTTAGTTGTAGATTGGTATGAAACGAAAAACAAGCAGAATAAAAGAGGAGTGGGCAATGTCAATAATTAGAGAAGAATACCAAAATGCAAAAAGGATTTTATATCCCCTGCTGAATAAATGGCACTTTTCTTCTGTGAGTTGGTACTGGTATGAAAAGAAGAGGAGCTGGGTTGGCTATTGCAATTGGTTCAGAAAAGAAATTGGATTCAAATATGCATTCTTAGACCAAGATGAAGGATATAATGAACAACAGTTCAGACTCTGCATCAGACATGAGATTGCACATTTAGCAAGTCAGCATTCAGGACACCACTCAAAGTTCCTAGGATCCTTAAACAACTTGAAGGTCATCGATATTTCGGACAGATGGCTTATGAAGGAAAGAAGCCTAAATCAAAAATATGAAAACAATTAATGTAAAGTATTATCTCACAACCTTTGAGTGCAAACATCACAGACCAAAGCTAACCATGAAGTATAATTGTCCTGACAACATAGATGCTGTCACAGAATATCTGACTTGTTATACTTGTGGTAGGATGGGAGGCATGAGAGTTCTTGAACAAGCTAAGAAGCCAAGTTATTCAGTTCCAGTATCAGTCTAAAATAAAGGTTGATTTGTTGAGAAGGGGAGAGTAAACCAAAATGTATTTTCAGATGGTGCAACAGCCTACTGAAAGCGTGAAGATTGGTTGATGTTGCCTCTCCCTCCCAGCAAATCAACCCACAATTAAAAGAAAATATATTAAATAGTATGGAAAAATGTGAACATTTAATTTGTAAAGAATTCGAGTACAACGGTGAATTGCATTATGTGTGTCAAGATTGTCGCGAAACACAAAGAATTACAAAGAAAGACGGTTCAGTGGTTATCCTTTAATTAACATTAAATTAGATTATTGAGTTTATGGAAAGATGTGCTTATTGTGGAGATTGGATAAATCCTAAAGTAATGTCTACAGAGGCTTACGAATTTCATTACAACGCTTCTTGTATGGAAGATAGACAAGCCCCAGACACTAACGATTCGAGCCAATTTCCCGCAGAAGGTTCAGATTATGAATAACCTAACTAACCAATAATAACTATATGCAAACTGCAGGAGCAAAGATATTCTCAGACTACAAAGCAACTAAACGCTTCATGGCCTATCAAGATGTGATGGAGCCAGAAGACCAAGTTGCTTTGGGTGCTGAGATTCGCAAAATGTTCGACAGGAAGATAACCACAACAGAGGTGCTCAAAGATTATTACATTACAGAGAAAGATGTCGATGCTTGTTACAACACTGTAATTAAAAACAAAAATGCAAACTAATGAACACAGCAATGGAAGAAACCATGGGGAGCACCTCTGCGATTCGCGCTGTGGAGATGAATCCTGGGACAAAGAAGCTGTACTTCGTAGAGACAAAAAAGTACAGCAAGCTCAAACCAGAGAATCAGAAACTGACGGCATCTTTGACTTTAAAGACAGGAGTACTGTCCCTTGGAGTAGGAGTCGTGAGGACTTTGGGGATTGCTAAGCAATTCTACAAACTCTACCACGATGCAACAAACAAAGTGATTGGCTTCAGAATTAAATCAAAGTTAGAAGGAAATGAGATGAAGAATGGTTGGCGTGCAGTCAAGTTGGCTGCAGCAGGAAGTTTACCGATGTCTGTGCGTCCTGCTCTCAACCAAATGGCTGGCCTCAAACCAAAGTACAAGGATCTGAAGATAAAACGCTACAAAGACTATCAGAGCCAAATGGACAATGAGACTTATTATTATGTTGAGCTAAAATAAATTGTATGGACGAAGAAAAATACTGTTTGTGTGGAGAGTCTGCCCGCATGCACATCAACAATGAAGGAGCATGTCTTTCATCAGATTGTGAATGTGATAAATTTGAAGAGCTTAATAGTCAAGAATAATATGTCTGAGGATGAAATGATGAAAGACACAGCAATGGAGTCTGGTCTACCAGAAGACGAAGCAGAAGCAATGGTCGATGATATTGGAGCAGACGAAGATGATGAAGAAGAGACTCCAGACAACGATGACGATGATGATGAAGAAATAGATGAAGAATAATTATGATTGTACAATACAAATTCAAAGTTGAATATACAGTTGAGAAACCAATTTGCAATTTGTGCAAAAAAGACTTTGTGCTTGACAGAAACTCAACAGAAAGCAAACCCTATTGGGATGTTGAAGAATCATTTTATGTTGATGGAACTAAAATAGAACTTCATAAGGACTGTCTCAAGAAAATAGCAGAAGATAATAAAATGATATGAATTATTTCTCTAGTGTTGAAGCAAATTGGAATGGTTCATGGAATTTTACTTTCATGAATGATGACCATGAAAAGATTGCAAAGTTTTTTGAAGAAAGAATTCTTCAAGCAGAAAAAGAAGGAGAGGAAAGAGTGATAAAAAATATATTGAAGTCAATTGAAATAATAGCTAAAGGAATATGAAACACATTAGTAAAACAAAGCCAAGCAAGGTAAAAGAAAAACCTCCAAAGGAGAAAGTAATCAAGAAACTTGATGATGGTCTTGACCAAGAGTTCAAACTAGCTACTGGTAAAATGATTACCATTAGGAAATTCTTGAAGCCAACAGACTCATGGCAAACAAAGGGAAGAGTCATTCGTACTCTCATCAGTCATGATGGTGTCAAGAAGATCGCTGATGGTGCAGGAGTGGCCAAGGTGGTCAAGTATGAGTTCAAAACACAGCCTGACGCCATGAACAACTATCAGACCACTATTGAGGCTACGGTTACTCTTCTGAAAACAGGAGAGCAAGCCAATGAGCTGGGTGAATCAAACAGAAGCAATATTGGATCCAGAGGTCGTGGGAATCCTGCTGCGATGGCGGAGAAGAGAGCTTATGACAGAGCAGTGTTCAGGCTGCTTGGAATCACAGGTTTACTTTCCGAGGTAGAATTACAAGATGAGGAAGAAGAAACAAAAATGAATGGATTCATAGGGAGCCATGAAGAAGCAAGAGAAATTGCTCCAATAATAAATCAACTTATTTTAGCAAAGACCAATGCAGACTTTATAGAGTTTGGACGGATGATGAAAGAGAAAGCAAAGAACTTGAAAGACAATCAACTTGAATATCTTCGCAAACTTTACAAGCAGGAGAGAGAAAAATTACAAAAAGTAACATTCTAAAATGATTAGCGATTATAGTGAGAGGCATAGTTATTTGTTCTGGTTTGGAATAGGTCTGTTCGCTGTTGCAGGTTTTCTTTCAGCAGTTGATGGTGTGGTAAATGGATTCATGGGATACTTACAATGTCTCACGCTTTGGATTTTCTTCCTAGCGATGATTGCAACCTTTGTCGGAGTGCTGCAAGTTATTAAAAACCATTCATAATTATGAAGCTAACAGCTGCACAAATAGGTCTAGAGAAAATATCTCCAAGTCAGCTGGATTGCTTTGAACAGTGTCCAAAGTTATTCTACTACAGAGATTGGTTGAAGCTGCAGTTGGAGCAGGATCGCATTCATATGGATTATGGAAATGCAATTCACAATGCTATTGAATCAATATACTTGGAGTATGACAATCACTTTGGAGGAGCGTGGCAAGCAGGAGACTTCAACAAAGTAGAAGAAAGATTCCTCCAAGACTGGAAGCAAAGCCATGTACCAGAATCTTCTTACAAGAAGATGATGACAACAAACTTTGGCAAGGAGAAACTGTTCGCAAGCAAGGAGGATTTGTACGAGTATATGAAAGAGGATGGATTGAAGATGCTTAGATCTTATTGGAATGAGAAAGAGAATCTCTTGGTGAATCATGGACTTGACTTGGTAGAGTTTGAAATACCAATGAAAGTTCCTATGATAAATC